CGCAGATCATCAATTAGGAGACCCAGACAGGGGTCTGCCAGCTAGGACTTATCTAGGCCTGAGCGATGGCAACATGCAAGAGCTTGAGGACGAGCTTAATAGTTGGGCCAATAAGATGATAGGTAACGCATAATGAGATTGCATGATCTGTGCCAAGCGATAATATCCAGCATTGGCGCAGCCTTGCCCGCGCTTAAGGCCGTAGAGGCCCACCCTGGGCGGATCAACTCAGATGAGCTTAAGCGCTTAATCACGAGACTACCGGCAGTGAGAGTGGCGGTGCTATCATCGCCATCGTGTGACCCGGTAGATACTGGACAAGTAGAGATCAACCTACGATTAGCGGCGTTTGTCATTACCGGTGACCGCAACGGATTATCACGAGACGAGGCGGCGCTAGCAATAGTCGAGGCGCTAGCAATACACATACCGATGCAGCGGTGGGGCATGGTAGGTGTATCAGATGCGACCAAGGTCAAGGCAGACAACCTATACAGCGGGATGATTGACCGACAAGGCGTATCATTATGGGCAGTCGGCTGGGAGCAGTCTATCCGCACAGGCACAGACGTGTGGGGCGGTGGATCAGTACCGTCAGAGATATACGCGTCTGATAACGAGCCAGACTGGGGCGATGCTCCCAAGTATATGAGGGTTGCCTAATGCAGTTATCATTGGCCGTATCAGACCTAGACAAGAGACTTGCTAATCTGATTAGCATTGGCACGGTGTCAGAGGTTGATTATGCGTCATCAAGGGCCAAGGCTACCACTGGCACAGCCATTACAGGTTGGCTACCATGGCTAACACGCCGCGCAGGCTCAGACATAGACTATTGGGCGCCCGAGATCGGGGAGCAAGTGTTGGTATTGGCCCCAGGAGGCCAACTTGATCAAGCGGTGATATTGCCAGCACTATATCAGTCTGCTAGCGCAGCTACAGATGATAGGCCGTCAGTACGCAGGGTGCGCCAAGCTGATGGTGCAGATATGAGTTATGACAGGGACGCACATACGCTTAGGATTAGCTTGCCATCTGGGGCAACTATAGAGATCATAGCAGATGGTGGATTATCAATCGTAGGCGACACCAATATCATCGGCAAGCTGCATACCACTGACAATATCAGCAGTGACCGTGATATAATCGACAGCGTAAGATCGATGCAAGCAGATCGAGATATCTATAACGGTCACGACCATCCTCATGGCGACCCTATAACCGGCACAACTAATCAACAGATGTAGGCATAGAGCATGTCGACCAAGCCACAGATCAACTTAACTGATACCTACCAGCTAGTAGCCACTGGGCCGTGTATCGTCACTGCCAAAGACATGTCCGTTATACGCGTGCACATTGGCACCGTTGCCCCATCAAGTGATACGCCCAACTACCACAAGACTACCGCGTTTACCTACCCCGGCACACAGCGTGTATATTGCCGCTCAGATCATGGTCTTGCCAGAGTCGTAGTCACGGAGGTGACATAATGCCTATATCATTTCCCACGCCCTCAGGAGGCACTGGTGGCGGGTCTATTGACCTAAGCAATCTACCGATATATGCCTCTGCTGCTGATGCTTATGCAGCGCTTGGCCCGGACAAGCCATACCGCATGGCAGAGGATAACGCACATGGTATAGCCTCTCCAGACTCTGCCAGTTTATTTATCACTGTAACCCCTAATCCCTAACACCGGAGCACATAATGTCTAATCCAGTACAGTCATATGGCTTAATCTCTCTCAGTGCAGCAGGTGCCCCGTCATGGACGCCATCTGCCGATGACGCTATCTGGGCAGTAGAGCCTGATAGCTTACGTGTGTGGTATTACAACCGCACAACTACCACATGGGTAGGGCCGCTAGATCTGCAAGCCGCCGCAAGTATTACCGTTGACGGTAACACCCACATCGTTACCAGGGGTAACGCTACTGCTGACGTAGCGCCTACAGGAGGTGAGGTGGCGTCACCCATTAACGGTGATACCGCAAGAGTATACCTAACCGACGGCACAATAGAGTGGTGGGTGTACAGTACATCGTGGAGCAAGGCCAGCACTGTTAATGTGCGTGATGTTACTAATCTTAGCGTTACTGCTAACCCCACCAATGTCACCATTGGTAACAGCAATGGTGATGGAGCGGTACTACCTCTCGCTACTGGCACCAACGCCGGTCTGTTGTCGCCCGCAGAAAAGGGCACTATTGCTGCATCTGTTGTTGCGCAATTAACATATACCTCAATGGCGGAGGCATCTAGTATCCTTGGTCAAGGCAAATTGTTTGCCTGGGCGCCAAACAACACCGCTGGTGCAACTGCATATAGTGTTGCTCGCACAACTTAACTGGTATGACATATGGGTATCCTGTACTCCACCGGCTGCGTACATGTAGACTCTGACCCTAATCTAATCGCAGAGCTGCAAGACCATACCATAGAGGTTAGGCTAGCTGTGCACGTCAGTAGTGGCGTGGTATGGAGCTATGTATCGGCTAATGCACCTGGCAGTAGGTGGGTACCAATGTCTGCTGCTCCAGCTTCAGGCACAGGCACGACATTAAATGTGAGCAACCCATTAGGCACGTACTATAACATGAGTGCTGCATCTGCCAGCACATCGTACAGTATAGGATCAGTTTCGCTAGGAGGGTACGCAGTATCCCTGATTAACACAGTGACAGAGCCAACAGTTGTAGGCGCTACACAGATTGTGGGTAGCAACTACATCACTAACCGTGATATGTATCTTGTCGTAGCTAATAATGGCGTAGCGACACAATACTGGTTAGAGGTGATATTGTGATCTTGTTTAGGCGCCGACAGGCGCTGCTGGCACAAGATATTATTACTGGGTACTGTCCGCAAGACGCGAGTGGATATTATGACATTATCTACTCACCTCTGTATCAGCAGACATTGCTTGACGGTTACTGCCCGCAAGACACGAGTGGATATTATGATATCAGCTATGATCCTGTATATCATCAGACATTGCTTGACGGTTACTGCCCGCAAGACGCGAGTGGATATTATGACATGTAATTATTTATGAGGTTGACAAGTGCCAATAACACACACCGACGCAGCTAACAATTATTATCTAGGGGATTGTAAGTACGGTAATAACGATATTAACTATCCTGCAGTAAATTACTTATCAGCTTACGACTGGCAAGCAGATGCCGGGGCCTCAGTTGCAGACCTAGCTACTGCCGCAGGTTATAGCTACACAGGTATTGCTAGTAATGTCCGCACACAGGTTACTGACTTTATCTCCTTTGCCGCTGCTAGTGACGCATCAGCAAACGTGTCTACCAAGCGTTATAGACTGAGATCGTTTGACAGCACTTCAGTTAATGGCGCAATGAGGCTAGGTTGTCAATTATTTGACAACGGTGGCAACGTACTAATTAACCCCACATTAACTTACGCAGGGGAGCTGCTTGCAACAGCATATCCATATGCCTACTTTAACATTGTGGCTAACAGCGGGAGCTTATCAATATCAATATATGTGTATAACAGTGCTAGATCACTAATCAACGCAGCGTTTATTTTTGGCGGGGCGCTAGTTGACGTCAACAATAATCAATCTGGCTACTACTCAGGCAGTATCGTTAATCACTCAGTGAGTCTAAGCGGGTCACTGAGCAAGCCTAATGATCTATTACATTACATCGGCAATGCTCAGCAGGTACTGCTTGACACGGGTCGTGCAGTATACCCAATAGCTTGCGCCGACAACCAGACGCCATCATCAGCTTGGGCCACCGACTGGTACGTTTTTGACGCCAACACTAATTTTGTCCCGGCCCCCGCGATTGGACGGGTGCCCAATATGCTATTAGGCACAGGCAGTTACACCATAGGCAAGCCAGTCAAAATATTAGGTGCAATACAGCCCGACAACGGCCACAACCACTGGTTGCCAGTTGGCACGTTTGGCGGCAAGACAATATTGCAGCGATGCTATAGCAGTGTTACATGATCGGCATTAATAACCTGTTAGGCAAGCACTTATCCGGTCACATGCACCTCGAGCAGAGCATCAGAGATATATTGACCACGCCTATAGGTAGCCGGGTAATGATGAGGGACTATGGCAGCAGATTACCCGAGTTGGTCGATGCGCCATTAACGCAATCAACCATAAGTGATATATATGCCGCTACCGCAGACGCACTTGACAAATGGGAGCCGCGATATAAGTTGGTCAAGATCAGCACCGAGACATTATCAGATGGCCATATCACTCTATCCCTATCTGGCCAATACCTGCCTGATGGCAGAGATCTAACTATTGAGCGCATCGTATTATGACCACGGCTGTCGACCTATCATTACTGCCTGCTCCAGATGTAGTCGAGTCACTGAGCTATCAAGTAATACTGGACGCCATGCTGGCAGACCTACGCAGTAGAGATGCACAGTACACGGCTATCGTCGAGTCAGACCCTGCCTACAAGATACTAGAGGTGGCTGCATACCGAGAGCTATTGATCCGCCAGCGTGTTAATGACGCTGCTAGGGCGACAATGTTAGCCTATGCCATTGGCAGCGACCTTGACCAGATCGGGGCGCGCTATGACGTTGTAAGGCAGTTAATATCGCCGGGTGACCCAGATGCCGTGCCACCAGTCCCGCCAGTATATGAGTCAGACACACGCTACCGCTCAAGGATACAGCTCTCGCTTGAGCGATACAGCACAGCAGGCCCTATTGGCGCATACGTGTACCACGCGTTAAGTGCTAGCCCGGCTGTTAAGGACGTATCGGTAGTCAGTCCTACCCCAGGTGTAGTAGTCTTAACTGTGCTAAGCACAGAGGGTGATGGCGTACCAGACCCATCACTAGTGCAGGCTGTATATAATACTCTATCATCAGAGACAGTAAGGCCGCTAACAGATATGGTTACAGTACAGCCGGCTACAGTGGTGGAGTACACCATAGATGCGACGCTGTACTATTACCAAGGGCCTGATACCCAGGCGATAGGACAGCTAGCACGTAATAGAGTATCTGAGTATGCCAATACGCAACATCGGCTAGGATATGACGTCACACTATCAGGACTGTACCAAGCACTCCACGTGCCTGGACTTGTCCAGCGTGTGGTGTTGCACTCTCCATCACAAGATGTGGTAGTTGACAAGTCACAAGCTGCTTATGCTACAACCATAATCATACAGTCTGGTGGATACGATGAGTGATAATAGCTTATTGCCTAACAATGCCACGCCGCTAGAGCGAGCACTATCAGAGGTAATAGCTAGGCTTGCAGATGTGTCAGTGCCACTGGTTAGTCTATGGGACGCAGACACTTGTCCGACAGAGCTATTACCTTGGCTAGCTTGGGCGCTTAGCGTCGACGAGTGGGGGCCATCATGGCCGGACGATATCAAGCGCAGCGTGTTAAGGGATAGCATCAGAGTACACAGATACAAGGGCACATTGTCTGCTATCAGATGTGTGCTGCAAGCAGTACCACAAGCCGTGGTAATAGAGGAGTGGTACGAGTACGGAGGACAGCCACACACGTTCCGCCTGCTTGTCGATGGACTAGACACCGCAGGCGTGATAGATAGTGACGGATATGCCGAGATACGCAGATTGGTTGACAGCGCCAAGCCTGTGCGTAGCCATTACGGTATCAGGGTCACGGTGTCATCATCAAGAGAGCTAGGTATAGGTTGCGCGGCGAGATGTGTACAGATGTTGAGATTGGCAGGCGATGTGCAGGCTGTTGACTATATCGGCGTTGGCAGCACAATTAGTACCGCAGGCGCAGCAAAAACTGTTACAATGTCGAGATATAGATTGCAGGCATAATAGTATTATGAGTGGTCCACTACTACCTATTATTACCAACGCTGGACTTGGTGCGATAGCTCAAGCCAACGGGCTAGAGGCCGTCATAACAGAGATTGGCCTAGGCGATGCTGCATGGCAGCCAGACCCTACTGCTACTGCGCTCCACAATGAGCGCGTACGCATACCGGTAACAGGTACCAAGCTCACCCCTACCCAGGTACACCTTACAGGGGTCGAGTCAAGTGCTCAAGAGTACTGGGTGAGGGAGCTGGGCGTATACTTAGCTGATGGTACACTGTTAGCCGTATGGAGCCATCCGACTCAAGCATTGGCCTATAAGACAGCAGGATCAGATATGCTGCTGTCTTATGACCTTGTACTGTCTGCATTGCCACCTAATAGCGTTACAGTAGACGGCACAGGTGGATTGTCTCTGCCCTCGGCCACTGATACCCAGATGGGCATATTGCGCCTTGCCAATGCTGCTGAGATAGCAGCCCATACAGACACCACCACTGCGGTACACCCTGCCGGGGTTGCTACTATTGCGCAAGCCGCTGTCGCCCAAGTAGTAGGTGCCGCGCCAGCGCTGCTAGACACGCTGGACGAGCTTGCTCAAGCGCTAGGTGATGATGCTAATTATGCTGCTACGATAACCGCGCAATTAGCAGGCAAGGAGCCTGCAATAACGCCTAAGGGGTCTGCATTTAATCCTAATTATGGCACTACGCCTGGTACTGTAGTAGATGGTGGCGTATATACTAGTGCAATTAACGCTCTCAATACATCATTAGCCGGCAAGGAGCCTGCAATCACTCCTAAGGGGTCTGCATTTAATGCTAATTATGGCACTACGTCTGGCACTGTGGTAGATGGTGGCGTATATACTAGTGCCATTAACTCGATAAGTGGCGCTGTTAACTCTATTAACGTTGCTCTTGGCAACATGGTAGACATGACGACATTGACAGCGGCCTTAGCAACCAAGGAGCCTACAATAACTCCTAAGCGCTCAGGGTTTAACCTTGACATTGGCACTACGTCTACTACTCTCGCGCATGGCGCGCACGTGCATAATTATCTTGGGGCTGTCGCATGGCAAAACATCGCTACTTATGCCGTAACTCTTGCCCCTAATAGCACGTTTAGCGTATCTCTGGCTACCGCCATTGGCCCAGGGCCATGGATTGTAATGGTTAGGAGCCGTCAATGGTACTTTAACACCGGGGTATCCTATCTAACTCTAACTCAAGACGGACAAGTGCATCTCAACGGCGTTAACCAGGGCCTTACTCCCGGGCAGAGTGTCCCTTACAGGTTAGCCATAATTGACGCCAGTAATGGCCCGCCGAGCCAAACTAATACAGCATATTACTATGTATATCGGGTTAATGATACATTGTATCTAACAACTAATAATCCTAGTGTTATTGGTACATCTAATCTGAGCATTGTCGTACTATGAGCAATCAACACTATTATAACGATCGATGGGTAGCACTGCCTGATGGCGTAGACCCTACAGACGAGGCCTTGCAAGCCGCGATAGACGAGGCAGATAAGGCGATTATCCATACGCCACCGCCAACGTTAGATGATATTAAGACTGATATCATATCACAGGTTAAGGCGGCCACAACACGGGTACGCGCGATGGTTGCAGAGCACGCAGATCAATATAAGTTATCAGGATATGGCGCTAAGTTTGAGCGCGCCATCAGGATCGTTAATTACGTAGCAACACAGCAGGACATAGATATACTGCAGTTAGAGTGCGAGTCAAGGATGATGGGCGAGTCACTAATTGATCTAGCCAATAAGCAGATTGTCAAGGGCGAGCGTCTCAGTAAGTCCATATCTATCATCGATGGCAGAGAGGCATACGCTATTGGCGTTATCAATGATGCAGTTGACGAGGATGCAGCCAAGTCCGTATTGGCTAATTATTACGATACCTTGATTAATGATCTTGGTATCAACGATATATATTAATATCACATAGAGGTTAACACATGCCAGATACATATTTACACGGGGTCGAGATAGTAGAGGTAGATACAGGCACTCGACCTATCCGCACCGTTAACAGCGCAGTACTTGGCCTAGTCGGCACAGCACCAGACGCAGACGAGACAGTCTACCCGCTCAATACTCCAGTGTTGATCGCTGGCAAGCGGTCAGACGCTGCTGGATTAGGGACAACAGGCACCTTGCCAGCGGCTATTGATGGCATACTTGATCAAGCAGGGGCACTGATAGTAGTTATCCGTGTCGAGTCTGATACAGATAGCGCACAAGAGATTGCCAACGTAATTGGTGGAGTCGACTCAGGCACCGGTCAATATCAGGGTGTCCATGCACTGTTAAGCTCAGAGTCAGTACTAGGCGTCACGCCAAGGCTGTTAATTGCCCCAGGGTATACCAGTATTCAGGCCGTGGTAACAGAGATGATAAGCATAGCCGAGCGCTTACGCGCAATCATCATAGCTGATGGGCCTAGCACCAATGATGCCGCGGCCATTGCCTATCGCGGCCTATTTGGGTCGGCCAGAGTATATCTTGTTGACCCAGCGGTCACCGTGTATGACACTGCCACAGCTCAATATGTTACGCAGCCAGTCAGTGCGCGGGTAGCTGGGTTGATCGCCAAGGTAGACAACGACAGCGGATATTGGCACAGCCCATCCAACCATGAGATATATGGCATTACTGGTACGCAGCGTGCCATTGATTTTGCGCTGGGTGATGCCAGTGCCCGGGCCAACCTACTCAACGCTGCTGATGTGGCCACTGTTATCCGCAGTAATGGCTACCGCCTGTGGGGCAATCGCACTTGCTCTGATGACCCTAAGTGGGCATTCCTCAGTGTGCGACGCACAGCGGACATGATCAATGACAGCTTGCAGCGTGCTCATAAGTGGGCAGTAGATCGCGCAATCACCAAGACCTATATCGATGATGTTACAGATGGCGTTAACAATTACTTGCGCGGCCTGATGGCCCAGGGCGCTATCCTGGGTGGCAACTGTTGGCCAGACCCAGATCTTAATACGCCAGACAATATTGCTGCTGGCAAGATTTATTTTAATTTTGACTTCACTCCACCCTACCCGGCGGAACACATCACCTTCCGCAGTGGCCTGGTTAACGACTACATAGAGGAGATCATCTAATGCTGTCTAAGCACACATTGCGTAACTTTAACTTATTTGTCGACGGCGTTGGCTATGCCGGATCAATCGATGAGCTTAACCTGCCCAAGATGACCATCAAGACTGAGGAGTATCGTGCAGGCGGTATGGATGCGCCTGTCGAGATCGATATGGGGATGGACAAGATGGAGTGCGACTACACAGTATCAAGACTGGATAAGACAGTCCTTGGCACTTACGGCATCAAGGTGGGCGAGTCCGTGCCCGTCACTGTACGCGGGTCAATATTGACCGAGTCAGATGGCACCGAGCAACCGGTAGTTGCTAATCTGCGTGGCATCGTTAAGGAGATCGATATGGGGGCGTGGAAGGCAGGAGACGCAGCAAAAACTAAGGTGATGATGGCACTACGATATTACAAGTTAACCATCAACAAGCAAGACGTGTACGAGATAGATACCGCTAACTTGGTGCGCAAGATCAACGGCGTAGACTACATGGCTCAGACCAGAGGTAATATCGGATTATGATCACAGAGACTATTACACTTAACTACCCCATCGAGCACAGTGGAGTACGCATAACTGAGGTAACTCTCAGGCGTCCTAAGGGGCGTGATATTAGGCGCTCAGAGCAATTGGCCTTAACCAATAAGGGTGGAGATTATGCTAGGACGTTATCGATGATTGCCGACCTAGCAGAGCTTGCGCCTGATGCTATCGATAACATGGATGCAAGCGATATTGAGCGTATTAGCGAGGTTGTCAAGGGTTTTTTGGGGGTATAATCCCCCCCGTCTCAAGCCTATACGATGTGTTGTCTGACCTCGCAGCAGTCTATGGCTGGTCTCCAACCGAGCTGTGGGACTTAGACCTAGCCGATATCCCACTATGGCACGAGCGTGCCAAGCAGAGAGTAGAGGTCAGTCGTGTCTAATAATCTGAGAGTATCCATACTATTTAACGCTATCGACCGCCTTACCGCGCCTGTGCAGGCGATTGGTAAGGCGGTCGTTGGCATGGGCGTTAATTTTGCTCGCGCCGGGGTGTCGGCCAGCAAGTATGGCGGGGACTTATCTGGACTGACAGGCAAGATAAGTGGAGTATCCAACGCGCTTGATACGCAGTTATTACACATGGAGCGTGTCAATAAGGCTCAGACACACCTTAATATGCTGTCAAAGCAACATAGGGCTATATCAATTGCCAGAGTAGGCATTAACAGACAGCTTAATGACATTGCCGAGCGAGAGCAACAGATACTCGACAAGCGCAGCAAGATGCGCGGTCAACTGCTCGACGCTGGAGGGCTAGCGTTAACCCTGGCGGCGCCGATTAAGG